TCAGGCTGCCACACCTGTCACCTCATCCGGTACCGTGTATAGCATCATGTCCGTGTATCTGGCGTTATAGTTCACGCTTGCATTGAATTCCACCTTTCTACATCTCCCGAACGGGTTGCCGAGAAACGGGTTCCGGCCCATCCAGTCGCACAGTTCCAGGATGGAAGACTTGTTCGAGGTGAAGTACACGAACGCATGCCCTTTCAGCACGTTCAACACGTCCAGGTAGTCGGCCAGGCGCCAGTACATTTTGTAAGTTCCCACCTCAGTGGAAAGGTACGGCGGATCAACCAGGAACACCACGCCCGGAACATCTTTGTAACGCTTGAACACCTCCTTGTAGTCCTCACTGGTCACGGTAAGCCCTTCCAGGTAATCCTTCGCCTCGGGGTAGTCTGTCACCCGGACAGTGTTCCAAAGATCCTCCTTTCTCATCCCTTCCAGATCAGTGACATAATTCATGGAAAACAGCAGGGACGAGGACAGCGTGATATAGTCCACGTAGCCGTGTTCCCTCTCCTCCCTTTCCAGACGTGCGAGCACTTTTTCGCGAGCCTCCCCGGTTATACGTTTCTTCCTGGGAACCCCCGCCACTATCCGGCGCAAATCGGACAACAGCGCGTTGGTGGCCGGGATATTCGCAAGCCTCTGGCGGTAGTTGTCGAAATCGTTATACACGACGGCGGCATCGGGCCTGACACACTTGGTGATATGTGACAGCAGGCCCGAGCCGCCGAAAAGATCCACAAACACGGTACCGTCCGGAAACTGGGCCAGCACCTTGATAAATTCCTTCGCGAACATGCGTTTCTGCCCCATAAAAGGTAGCGGGGCGGACAAATACATCTTTCTCATTTCATTTGCTTTAAAAACGGCCGCAAAGGTCACGAGAATCGGTGAAAGAAAGCGGGAAGTATGAACGCTTCCCGCTGCATGGCACGTACAGCGGTTACACGTTCAATTCGAAACGGACCGTCTCGTCACCGGCAATCAGAGCACGGGTACCGGGAATGTTGTTCTCGTAGATATGCACGTTGCCCAAGTTCAGGGTGATGGACTTCAGGGGAAGTTCTATCTGCCGGGCCATCAGGTACAGGTGGTAAATGTCGGAAGGCAGTCCGAGGTTCGCGTCACTGCTGCGCTGGTAGGCGGATAGCACCAGTTCCCCGTCATCCAGCTGGAACTGCACCAGACTCAGGCAGGGTGCCTGGTTGCTTTCCGCGCCGGTCTCACCCAGAAAAAGCACGTAGTTCTTACTGTTGCGTTTCTCCCGGTTGATTTTCGCTATCAACGGCGGTAGCTTCTCGAAATATGTCGGATAACTGTTCACCAGGATGGAACCGCAATAATCCCACCAGTTGATGCCGGCCTCACGGTATTTCTCCACGTTACGTTCCCCCTGCATGAACAGCTGGAGCTCGCTGCGGAGTTTCTTACGGGCTATATTATGCCCCTCGAATATGTCAAGCAGGTCTGCCGGTGTCAGCGACAGCCGCTCGTTCAGAAGGTACTGTATGTTTCCCTTCTTATTGGTCTGTGTCTTTCCCGTGGCAAGAATCTTGTCCAGGATACGATAATACTTGTTCATAGCCTTTTCCTCCTAAAATTTGAAACGTCCTAAAGATAACAGGAAAAAGCCGCGTAAAACGCGCAAAACAGCCTGTTCACACTGCAGGCGTCTTGCAGTCGCTCCGGAAACGTTTCACCAGCGCGTACACCTTGCGCTCGCTTACCGAGTACTTCTCGGAGAGCACGGCCACGGCGTACGAAACCTTCTCGCCCTGCTCCAGCAGGCGGGTATAATCCGAATACAGGTCAATATACCGGGCGTCCTCAAGCCTGATCCCGGCAGCCTGGAGCCTTTTTAAAAGCTCACGATTAAACTTTAGTATCTCAATCACTTTCATACAACAAAATTTTAGTATCTTTGCGGCATCTCACTTGCTTTGCACACGTAATAAAAAAAGAGAACTCGCAGCAGAGGGTATTTGCCCCCGGTTGCGCGAGTTCTCTCGTCGTGTGTTAAAAGTAGGTGAGATGATTTTTAACAGGCCGGGGGCTTTTTTCTTCCCTCCCCCGAAGGGATTCCTCAACGACTATTCCACTTGGTAATCCTCCGGATTAAAAGCGTCTTTCTTTTTCCAGCCATCGGCCAGTGTATCCTGGATATGCTTCATAGCCTTCGTATAGAAATCAGTCAGTTCCTCCAGCGTCTCGAACGTACGATAGACCGGCTGCTCGTCCGTCCCGAACTTGAACGTCACCGGAAGCGTGGCGCCGCCGGTCTGGACCGCAAGGTCATACGCCGCCTTGTAGTTGAACTGGTTCTCACTTGACAGCCATACCGGCATATCCTCATAGACAAACCCGGAAAGGATGGTCTCGTCCACCTGTTCGTTATACCAGCCGGTGATGACGGTCTTTATCGTTTCCGGAGTGGGACGGCCGATGAAACCCTCCTCCATGTAGGAGGCGGAGCCGTCCTCGCGTTCCCGCACGTCCCAACGAACGCGCCATCTGTTGCGTGCCGGGCTCACGCACTCGATCAGTCTTATCCCGGATGTTCCTTCTACCCGTTTCATGTAAATACGTATTTGGTCCGACCCTTGCCGAAGGTCTCCGTCCGGATGGTAGTCTCGAACGGGAACCCGTCGGGCATTTCCTTCACTTGCGAGAGGATGTTCTTCATCTCCTCGCTGTTGGTGAAGAACTTCTTCGGCTCGCCGTTCATCTCGATGGCCACGATACAGCGGTCCTCGCCCTGCTCGGTCTTGATGCCCGTCTCGAAGTCCTTCACCACAATCGGTAAGTTCACCAGCTCCCGGATGCTTACCACCACCCCAGGAAAACGTTTCTTGCCGTCCTCCGGCTTGTAGGAAACGTTCAAGTCTTTGAATGATCTCATGTCTTTGCCTGTTAATTTTTTAAACAACGTATGACAGTCGGCGTGCTTGGCCATCCCGTAGAATGACGCTATCAGCTCACGCCTCCTCCTTCTCGATTTTACCTCGTGCATTTTTCGGGCGAACTTCTGCTTGATGCGCTTGCGGAGGCGGACATGGTCCGCACCGAAAGTCACATACCCCAGAAAGTCAATGCCCTCGCCCAGGGGAAACACGCGGTCGTTCCCCTTCACCCGGAGACCGACACGCTGAATATGCCCGTGGACGGCATCACGAATCTTCCACAGTTCCGCTTTCGTTTTACCCAGTACGACGCCGTCATCACAATAGCGGTAGAAATGACACACGGCGTACCTGTCCTTCAGATAATGGTCCAGATACACAGACAAAAGCAAATTGCCCAGCCCCTGCGAGCTCCTGAGGCCGATACTCAGACCTTCAGGCATCAGGCGGACGAAGCTCTCCAGCATGGCCACGAGCTTCGCGTCCTTGAACACCCGGCTGACGCAATACATCACAAAATCCTGCTTCACGCTCTCGTAGAACTTGGTGATGTCAAACTTGTAACAGTAACGCGTGCCATCAGGATCCTCAGCCATGTCACGGCGGACATACGCCAGGAGGTCGTGCATACCCCGTCTCTTGATGCTGGCGGAGGTGGTACGGATGAAACGTTTCCGCAGATGGCGGTCCACCACCGCCATGATGGCGTGCACGGCGATGCGGTCCTTCATCGGGATCACCTGGATGCGGCGCAGCTTGCTGCCCTCGATGATCTCGCGCTCACGGTAGTCCTTCACGCGGAAAGTACCGGATGCGATCTGCGCGGTCAGTTCCTCCAACACCTCGGGCTTATGCGCGAGCAGGTGGCGCCCCTGGCGGCTGCGTTTACGCTTGCTGCCGCGAAGGACCTGCCGGAAGGAAGCCTCCATGTTGGAAGGCTCCACGATCTCCTCGATGATATACCCAACCCTGCGCATAAATTACTGTTTACTGTTTTTTAATACGGGGCCTTCAATCCCCCGGGCCCGGCTTCTTCGAACCGTTTCCGGCCTACCAAACCCTACCCGACACTCCGTTTTTCAGTTTTCCAGCCCTTCCGGGCTGCTGTTACTGAGGCTTGCCTCCCTCGGCACCACGGTGGGGACAAGTCCCCGGTGTTGTACGCCGATTAAAATTTCTTTTCGATTGTTGTTCAGACGAGAACCGACGTTCGTGTTCGTATTCGAGGAATCGTTGTTCGCATTCGACATCGACACACCGCCATTCGGGTTCGCGTTGTTGTTGCCACGATAAACCACACGGCTTATGGGGAAGCGCCACCTTTTAAATTGAATGCAAAAGTACGATTTTTCATAATCAACATTAAAACCGGTTATCAAAAAATATATTTTCGACGGGCTGACGCCCGTATGGGACGGTGTTCCCCTCATCGGGAAACACCGGACGTTTTGTCGCTTCGCTCCCGCTTTGACGCTTTACGCTGCCGATCATGCAACCTCGCTTATCGCCTTGAACGCCACGGCGCTTGACGCCCTGACGAGCCTGCCGCGGAAGGCCAGACGAGAACCGATGCTCGCGCTCGTATTCGAGGAATCG